AGTATATATAGATTGATTTTGTATAAACACGATCAAAAAATTTGATAAAGGGCTGATTGCCTGGAGTCAGATATGTTTTCGTTAGCCTGGTGTCGCCAGGATCTGGACCGCCAGATCCGGCTTGTATCGCTTGCCCTGAAATCACATCTTTCCAGAAATAGAAAGAGCCATTGCGCTGGCCAGTATCATAGACCATTGAGATCGATCTGCCATCCGCCTGCATAGTTGATTTATAAATTGCGAGGCAAGACAAGGGCTGTGCTTCATCAAGCAGAAGACTATACTTGGAGCCTAGCCTGTTTACGCTTATTGATTGATATGGTTTCCAGTTCACCGCCGAATCAGGCAATGCAAAGCCGCCTAACTCTACGGATTTGTCTGACCTTAGATATAAATTATCAAAGAGTATGCGCGGAGGCTGCTGCCTCTGGAATTCGCTTGGTACGTCTGCTGTAATCAATGGCATATTTATTCCGCCGTTATAGTGCCTATTTGCACTAATTGACCATCTTGCTGTAATGTATTGATCTGACTTGCAAGGGCGCGTAACCTATCCGCCTCGCTTGCGCCTTGCAATGTTATATTGGCTATCTGCGATGGGCCTCTATCACCGCCGCCACCACCGCCAGCATCTCCGCCGCCGCCTGCTGCCGGAGCACTTGGCGCGGCTACAGCTCCACCGCCGCCGAATTGCTGCTTTTTGATATTAGCTATTTGCAATGCGCCCTGAATGCCCATGCCAATAGCCATAGCTGTTCCAAGAAAAGGTCCACCGTCAGCCAGAGCTCGCATGATAGCCGTTGACGTATTTATAACGGTAGATGCAATCTGGAGCTTTTTATTGTTCTCAAACTGCTTACGTGCATTTTTCTCGCTAAGGTTATTTAGGCTCGTCAGGATTCCGATTGTAAGATTACCGAATTGCTGCAGCGAGGTAGCACGTTGACGCAATTGCGCATCTCTACGCCTTTGCTCGTCTTGCTCGAAACGTATCTGTATGTCGGCTTTGCGCTGCTCGTATTCGCCATCGGCCAACAGTTTTGCTTCGTTAGACTCTTCTAATAAATTTAGTTGATTGGCAAATCTTTCAACATTCAATTCAGCCTCAGTCGCGTATGCAGTTCTGAGCATTTCAAGGTCTGGCAGCAAGAGAGCTTGCTGTTCAAATTGAGCATTTCTTATGATCTGCGTTTGCTTTTCAGTATTCTCTTGAATCGCTGCTGTGACTGCCGCGTAGCCCTCGACCGCAACAGGCTTCAGGACTACGAATGCGTCTCTGAACGGTGATACGATTCTCTCAATTAGCTCTGCAGGGTCCATGAATCCAGGACCAAAAAACGCTCCTGTGTCAACTGACATTTTCGCGCGTTCGGCTACAAGCTGTTTTTGAGCTTTGACCATATTTTGTAAAAATACAAGTTGATCGAGCTGCGCAAACTCTAAAGTAAAAGGAAAATCAAGTTCGCCTCTAACCTCAGCTATTTGAGCATCAAGATTATGCGCTTCAACCGTAGCCTTTTGGAATGCAGCTTCTATTCTCTTAACCGACAATCCCATATCGCCAAGTTGCTTTTTGGCAAACTCAATTGATCTTTCCCTAAACTTGGCGTCCGACTCTGTGGCTTTTTGGAGTTGATTATACGTATCTGCTACTTTGGATACTACTCCTGGAATGCTGCCTACAATTTTAGCCCACTCTGCGGTAATCTTTACTACAATCTGCGTGGACTTGGCAATATCAAGTACAACATCTTTTATTTTCTCCATCTTTTCAGGTGAAGACGTTATTGACTGCAGCCACTCCTTTGTATCTTCAGCCATGCCTTGAATCGCTGGCGATATTGCAACTGTGATCTGATCTCTTAACGCTTTAAAGCCTTCGCCCATAATGGATAAAGCGTCATTTGCATCTTGTACTTTTTTGGAATCTTCTAGGCTTACTACGCCAAATTTTTCAAGCTCTGCCGCTGCCCTTGGAATTGAAGTTCCTGCATTCTCCATAAGCAAAAGCATGTTTGCAGATGCACGTCCGAATATACGCATAGATGCTGCAGTTTTAAGGCTATTATCCCCAAGGCCATTAATGCCTTTCGATATAGCCGCAAAGCGATCCTCTAAAGACAGGCCAGCTAACGCTTTAGAGGATAGCCCTATGTCAGTTAATGTTTTTTCATATTCACCGCCAGTGGTTGCGGCTTCGCCTAAAAACTTGTTTAATTTTACCAAGCTATTAGACATTCCATCTTGCGACAAGCCGTTAAGCTCTGCAGCAAGCTGCATTGTTTTTAGCGATTCGGTTGTTGTGTCTAAAACAGCCGCCATCTTGCCAAGAGCATCAATTGACTTTAGCCCAGACCTTACGACTGCAGTCGCAGAAGCGATCATAGCTCCTGCGGCTGCTACCCTAAATAAAGTAAATGCTTTTTGTGTTTTATTTAAGCCGCCTCTAATTGCCTTAAATGATCTTTTTATTTTAGATGATGCTTTCGCCATTTTGGGCGACAAGTTATCTTTAGCTGATAGCTCGACTTGGTAGCGGTCTGCGATAGGCATATAAAACCTTAATCAGGATAGCGTAGCCAAGCTATTATCTCGGCTGACTCGCTAGATGTAATCTTTTTCTTATCTGGCGCTTTAGGCTGCATTATGCGCCAGCCATCAAACATTATCCATATCTCTGTCGGGGTGAGGTCTCTCCACCCGGTATGAGGCTGACCCATAGATGCTAGTACTTTCAAAAGATAAAGCCACGAGCTAGTATCTTCATTTTTTCTTAGCGTGAGCGGGTTCTCCAGCTTCTGTTTTGAGTTCGGCCTCTTCGCCTTCGCCTTGAGGTTCTGGCGCTGCTGAGATTGCCTCAAAGAATAAAGATGCTAGGCAATGCCAAAGCCTAAAAATAGATATGTCATTTAGACTATCAGCGTCGAAGTTGCTATCCTTGCCTTGGATTGCCAACGCAACAGCCATTTTGATTTGCGCTGCAGAGACGTTAAAGCAGTTACTATCGCAAAGCTCAAATACATTAAGGGTGCAAGCATCTTCGATATCGCAAAGCAAGCCAACGGAAGGCCGCAAAGCATAAACTTTAGACTTGATCTTGAATGATTTGTGGCTCAGGTTCTTTTTGAAATCAACCTCAAAGCCATCTAAATCCAATAGCGAATTTAATAGCCTAGTGGCAGCAATCCATATATCGTTTGGGCTTGGTTCGCCCCTAATGGCATCATCAAGAACCTTGTCTGCATCCTTGCCCTTGCCCTTGAACTTGTCTGCGTGCTGATCTCTCACTACCGCCTTAAATAAAGCCTTGGCTTGAGACATGCTTAATTTGCGACTTAAGAGCGTGTCTTTGATAGTACAAGCCCCTGTCAGCGCTTCATATTCAGAAATAGCATCTAGGGTCGGCATCTCCAGCGACAACGTCCTATTGTCCAACTTGTAATCTAAAACCGGCATTTCATCCCCCTTAAAAATTATGCAAAGTTAGCAAATGTTATCTCTCCGTTGTTTTGGATTGAGAAACTGTTTGTAACGGCGTTATTAAGCTCGCCGCTCATCTCGGCAGATGAAAAAGCAAAGTTCCCAGAGATTTGCAATACACCGCCTGCGCTTACATCTCTGAATCTGCAATTCAACGTAACATCACTTGCGTTCATTGATGCAGCCCAGACAGCCTTTAAGCCTACGGTTTCGCTTATGTCCATTGGACCCTCGACCGAGCCGGTAAGCGTTTTTGTCCCGCCAACCTGGATCTCAGTATAGCAATTTGTAGATAACTTATTTGTGATATCTGGGATTTCAGTTGCCATAGAGAGAGACCCTGATACCTGACCACCTACCGCGGTGTAAACTCCGGGATTTCCAGATTCATCCGCTTCGACTTCAAACAAAAAATCTTTTCCGTTGATTGTTACAGTAGCCATTCTAGGCTCCTAACTTGATGCACCATTAACTAAAAATTCGATAGTGACAGAACAGCCAAAGTGCTTTCCGTCTGATTCGCGTATTGTCTGAATGTTTGCGGCTCCAGTTGCGGCTACGTCTGCAATGCAATTGCCTTCATCATTGAATATATTACCGTCATTCTGCCAAAGAAGCTCAATGATCCGGTCTATAACCTTCTTGGCCTCGTAGTGCCCGCCATGCTGCGAATAGCAAATAATCTCCTGCTCGACTCGCATATTAAGATTCAGCTTGGTGCTTACTTCTGACTGGTCGCCGCGAACATCTCCAAACGCGATATAAGGCAACGGCGTTTGCGGCTCTGGATCGTTATGAATACCAGTGACTAAGGTATTTAATTCAGCATCACCGTTCATAATCTCATATAGATATTTCTGCAAAGGCGCTAAATACACTAGATTACCTTTAACTTTCTAAGCCTGCCGCGTAGCCTTTGGAATCCAATCTCTGCTGCAGGCTTAAGCCACGGGCGCTTCAATGATATTTCTAAGTACCTGCCATATAGAATATTCGTGCCTATATTCCCGCCAAATTTACCAGCATTATATTCCCATGTGATATGGTTTACTAAATGACCCGTATCAATTGCTGGCGGATTATTCACTAATGAGGCTCGGTGCAATCTTCTCGGAAGATATCTAACTCTAGCTCTACCTTTGCGCGTTCGCTTCATTGACTTTTGAGCTATAGCTTTTATATCCTCTAGCGAGAACTTAATCTCGGCTTCTGTACGGTTTCTTAAATCTGAACCTATAGTATTAAGGCGTTTCAGTATCTTCTTATCGCCTGTTATTTTTATTCTTACATTTGGCATTAATCGCCATTGCCAAGGTCTGGGAAGTCCTCTGTTGTCTCTACAATTAAAAACTGCTCCAGGTTGTCGGCCTTCGTCACCGTGTCCACGTCAAATACCCGACCTTGCCATAAAATTCTATTAACCGCATCAAGGGTTGGCCTGCTAACTTCAATGCTATCTGTATAATAAATCGTGAACGTGTATGTATCCTGCTGATTCTCCTGCATCATGAAATATCTATTGACAATTGTACGATCTTTTACTTTTGCTGAGACTGTTTCAACGTCTACCCAGCCTTTGTGAAACCCGCCTCTGCCATCAGGAATATCGGCCCCGCGCTGTATCGTGATCTCTTCGCGCATGTCCTGCATGTTTATCTTAAAGCCCATTATATGCTTAGAATCCTATAAGGCTGCAAGAATGCTTTTGCGCCTGAGTCCTTCAACGCGTTCCCGGTATTGTTCGCGTCGTCTGCCCGCTGGAATAAATGCCCAGCGATCATGATTATCCCCATTTTTATTGCATCAAGTACGTCTGCGGCAAGTCCGTCTCCGGCTGTGAACTCGATCTTAAACCGCTTTGCGCTTCTCGTGTCTGTTGGCAAAGCTGCATTATCTTTGATTTGCAGATAGCTTGGTGAAGCTTCGACTGGCACGAAATAATCTGTGTAATCAAGAACGGTCTCGGTATCGTCCTCGTCATATGATGACAGCTTGGTCACTTCGATAAGCTTAGGCTTCTGCAGGCCAATACGCTGCCCGCCCAGGTACGTCTCTGGATTCCAGTCATCAAGCCAGAGCCGCCACGTTTGCGTAATAAATACACGGCTCGTGAACTCTTCTGCAATCTGCCTAGCCGCCTTGATAAACATCGCGAGCTTAGAATCATGGATCGTGCTCGCTGAAGGGATGTATAAATGATCCTTCACCTCTGCAACGCTCACAGGCTCTACGGCTGGAACAGTCTCAAGCTCATAGAAGCGCATCGGGATATTTTCGGGGTCCGGGTAGGGGGAGTCTCCCCCCCTACCACAAGACCCGTTATAGCAATTAAGCGATGACACTTGGAGCTCCATCAAGACGAACAAGCTGCCTAGCATCGCTCATGATATAGCTCATGGTCGCGATCTTGGCGACAGTTGGATCGCTGATGGCAACCTTAATGTGCGTGAAATCGTTATTTGTGTCGAGGTCTTCAGCTCTGACTGTAAACATGAACATCTGTGCAGTAGTACCGCTGTCAGTAAGCTCATATGTGCCTGCTTCAGTCTGAGTGTCGCGCGTCCAAGTTCCGGTAGTTGCTACCGTTGCATCATCGACAGCCTGAATATAAAAGACTTCACCAATTGCGGCAAGGGCTTTAACTCCTGTGCCTGCGTTATCCTTAGCCTGCGTCAAGGTGAAAGTCAAGTCTGCACCTGCAGCACTGTCGCCACCATTAAAATAAACAGTGCAAACTCTGTAATCACTCATTTTTACGTAGTCGCCAGTTACGCCGCCGTCAATATCTGCAGGCGTTATTGCTCGGCGCACCTGCGTTACTTCATCATTACGGAAAGGCATATTTATCTCCTTAAGGTTGTTGCCCGGGGCGGGGGATGAAACCCCGGGCTAGCCGCTTCAATAGCGACTATTAGTCACGTGAGGCAAGCACAATAAATGGTGAAGTTGTATTCGTACCCTTGTATGGAGTAAGTGTTGAGCTCCATCGAGGCTGACCGTCAACCTCCTGAGTCATTTTAAAGGTCATCTCGTCAGTCATGAAGCGAACGTGCTCAGACCAAGAAGATTTAGAGGGGCGATTCAGCGTGAGATACTGCTTCATGTCAACAAGCATAATATCGCCAGATGTTCCAATCGTTTCTGCCTGCTCGATCTCAATAATTGGAGCGCCAAACAGAGTCATGAATGGACGGCCTGAGATATTATTCGCTGGCATCCAGACAGGAACACCGCCTGAGCCAACAGCAAGAGCCATCTGCATTAGCTGTGCGTATATGTCTTGATTGACAAGCCATACAGCGTTCTCGCGCGATTCAAAGTACAGCCTTGTCCACATGTTCATGCAGTTCTGAGCCACAATTGTGTCTGCAGCCTGCGCTCCGCCTGTTGTCTCTTTCGGAACCGTCACAATAGCGCCGCTATTCATGAAACCAAGCGGCTTCCCTACGCCATCGCCCCAGATGCTCGCATCGTCAAGCTTGAACGCAAACTCTTTAGCGAAAAGCTCAGGAATCCAAGAGCTAAGGACGCCGACATCTCCAAGAAGTTCCTCTGTGATTCTCGCGGAACCTGTCAGCTTTTTGAGCTTAAGGGTAAGGCTGTCATTCTCAGAATCAGATTGTTCAATAGCTGCCGCTTCGCCCTTCCATAAGGCCGTAATGCCGCCGCCACGGGAGCCGTCTTCTCGGCTGGTCTCGACGAGTCTAGGCAATTCAATGGACCGTGCGCCGCTTGTCATGTTTAATGCCTGTGCCAGAGTCCAAACCCTGGATCGACCAGAAACAAGAGACATAATTGTTCGAACAACTTCGTGGCCAACAAGAGCGCCGCCCTCATTGCCTGTTAGGGTATTAAAGCTTTTCTGGTGCTCATCAAGTCGATTGTGTGCTTTTTCTTCGCTCAAGCCTTTGTTCATGCCTTTTTCAGCGAAACGCTTGACAGCGACATCCTGGAAAAACAAACCAGTTCCATATTCACCCTCATATGGAGATGCCTCTTTCGCATCAGCCGCAATAGAAACCATCTTCTCCTGCTTAAGCTTAAGCTCGTTCATTTCCTTGACGAGATTTTCAATTGAAGACTTCTGCTCGTCAACTAGAGCCTTTGTTGCAACAAGCTCTTCCGCGCTGGCTTTGCCTTCAGCTATTTCAAGCTGTTTGGCTTCAAGTGCTTCTTTGCTTGCTTTTGAATCTTTTGTAAGCTGCTCGATTTTTTCAAGTAGCTTCTTAATTTCAGGGTCCATATTGATCTCCTATAGATGCTTGCCTAAGTTGTCCAGAGCCTTGCCAATTACGCTCAAGTCCGGCTGGCTCAGAGCATCCCGCTCGTTACCGCTATCATCCCGATAGTCGCGCCATGTTGATGCCATTGCCTTTGCTTCGCTCTTTGAAAATCCAAGTTCAATCAGGTATTTCTCTATCCTGCGAACTGTATCTAATTCTTTTACGTCTGTGATCTCGGCTTTAGGGTTTGCTGGAACCGTTACGAGCGACACTTCAAATAAGCCTGATTCTTGAAACTCAAAGCCACCATCTTTAAGGCGTGAATGCTTTTTCGGGTCAAAGCCTATTGATAGGCCAGTTACGAGGCCAGATTTGGTAGCCTCATAGGCGTCTTTCGCCCATGATATCTGCGTATTTATAGAGCCTGACACATACAAGCCTTTGGAGTCCGAGGTGATAGAATCCCAAGTTCCAATCGGCTTATCATGACAATGTTGCCACAACATCGGCAGGGGCTTACCTTTATTCTCTTTTATCCATTTGTCAAACGCTCCTGCCGAAAAAATATCACCCATCCGGTCGGTATTTTTATATGTAGAGGCGATGCCGTTAATGGTTGCCTTACCATCTGCGCCGTCAACAGCTTTGACCTGCGCAAATTCAGTACGCCTCATAAATTTATTCATGCTAGTCCTTCCGCTCGTGAGTCACGAAACACCTACAATTGATTATGCCTCTGCCCGGGCCACGCGGGTCGCCAGGCCGCTCAAGCTTATATCTGCCTTTATAGTCTCTAAAATCAAACATCTCGCCAAATTCGCGCTGTTGCCCATCTGCGTCTTTATGGTTGCCGCCTTGCTTAAAGGTTCGAACTCGTGGATCGTCGGCTGTATTCCAAACCTTTATGAGCGGTATATCGATGCTTCTTGCCATTTGCTCAGAGGCTATATTTGCGGCTGTATGCGATTCTGTCCGAGCAATAAGCACTGCTCTATTACGATTGATCAACCCGCCGAATCTATCGTTAAGGTTTTTTGCTATCTCAGGGAGACTCAGTCCTTCAAGCACTCCGCGCTGAATTATCTTAGCGGTTTGCGCCCTCGTGCCATCGCTTACTTTGGTAATCCTGCTAAAATTTGCAGGCTCGTCATAATAAGTATTTAGCCATAACATAAACTGCCTGAAAATTGCGCCTCTTGGTAGCCTAGTATTTAGCTTGTTTGTAATAGCAGCCTTTTTGACTTCTGGCTTATCTTCGCCCTTTAGAGTCTGATATTCGTATCCGCCAAAGGGCAATGCGGCTTGCCTGAAATTACCAATAATAAGCTTAGACATGCGCCCTTCATGTTGATTCAGGGCTAGCTCTACCCCGAACAGCCCAAACTTCTTAATAAGGCGCTTTATCTCTCTGCCAAGCCTTTTGAATTCTCGCCGATATTTCTCAAACCATATTCTTTCAAGTCTTGCAAGAAGAAAGAGTTTATCCCTAACTATCTTTCCTCTACTCGGCATCCTCGTCCCCATCACTTGAGTCTTGGATCTCCGGCATTTCTGCGGCATCTCCCATTTCTGTCGCTGGGAATTGTGACGGGTTCAGGAATACGACATCATGGATTTTGCCAGGTAGAGGCTTTCTGCCTGCAGCTATACGCTTCTCGTTAATCGAAAGTGTAGGTATGTTTGCAAGCTTCTCCATCGACATCATGCGCACACGTTGGATAGCTGGGACTTCGTCAAGATTGACTGATATGACAATATCTTTATTTTTACCAGCAAAGTGCGATATAGCCTTGCTCAGCTCCGCGTTAATCTTTGCTGCAAGCGGCAATACAGTCGCGATCCAAAACGAGTCTTTTGCTTCTGCCATATTGTTAAACGTGGCATCTTGCAAGCCTCCGAGGATTGGTGGAACTCCAAGCACTCGGTATATTCTACGTCCGGCGCTATCCTGAAGCTCCCTAAATGACATGTCGGCAGGACTGAGGCCGATCTGCTTGATATCCATGCCACTTGGTAAGATTACTGGCTTGCCTGCATTTTGTGATCCAGAAAACTTAGAGTTAAAATCTTTCTCTAACTGTTCGCGCTGAGGCTTGCTTATTTCGCCGGGCCCACTGTCATCTAAGAACTGGAGTATGCTGCTAGGAACTGCGCCTTTCTCAAGCATAGAGAGGTTAAATACTTCACCCTCATTGACTGAGCGAATAAGAAAACCTGCCGCGATTAGCGGAGACAATCCTCTGATCTGATCATTGGGATTCCATGTTTTAATATGGATGATATCAGCATTATCTCCTGATTCATTAGAATAATGATAATGCACTTCCCGCTGACCATTGCCGACATGGTACTTATAGCTAACCTCGCCAGTTGATTGATCCTGCTCTACCATTACGCAGAGAGACGGTAATATCTGCATGTTAGTGATGACGCCTCTGACTCGACCATCTGCAGACAGACCTCTAGTGATCTTGATATAGGCATCGCCAGTCAGCAACCAGCTTGCAATTGCTGAATTGAACTCGCCCCAGCCCTGATTCTGGTTAGGACCATTGTCAATCATCTGCTGCGTGACATCGTTGTCGCCTTTTTCAAGGGGATCGCCGCCATTCACAGTGACTTGATACGGGAGCGAGCCGACGCCGTCAGATATTTGGTTTTGAGCATCGAAGACAAACGAGTTCCGGCAATAGCCTATATCGATTGCAGCCTGAGCAGTTATATTCGCTTCAGCACCGCCAACAGTCCATAGCTGAGAGGTTATGCCAAAGCTTTTTTTACTCCATGTCAGGAGCTTTCGCAGCCAGTTAAACATTGAAGTCCTTAAGCTGGTGGTGTGAACTCGCCGATAATCTGCAATTCATAGCTTGCAGCGTTAACGCCGCTTTCGTTCGTGATGCCGAGCACGTCTATTGTTCCGGCTGTAACCGCCCAGCCTGCAAGAGGTGCCTCAATGAAGAGCATTCCGCCTTGAGGGACTCTGACCACTTCAGAGCCGTTGTCTGCGACTGAAGTAATCCATGTGTCCCAAGCTTCGGTTCCTGCGCCATCTGTGCCGCCGCCAACTAGCAAATCTGCGGCAGATGTAGACGTATTTTTGACAAACAGCACTTTGACCGAGCTGAATACGCAAGCCACGCCAAAAGGATTTTCTAGCGTACTGTCTGTCAAATCATAAGTATTTGTACTTATAGCCCCTAGCGAGGATACAGTCACGTCATAATGAACATTAGCCTGACTACTCTCATTGCCATTTGTCAAATCTGTTCCTGCAGATAAATAGCGCACAAGTGTAGAGTCGGAGGCTTGCCCTCCATCGTTAGTCAATATTACTTTGGATGTTGCTGTGATATTCGTCTTTTGCGTCGCCATTTTTATCTCCTAAATTGGACAAAGTTTATTTGTCTGCTGATGCAGTTTCATGATTGCGTCATTAGCGGCATCCGGTTCGTCATCGTGCTTTACGTCTTTATGGAATGCAACGTGATTATTTTTAAATCTTTGATTCCAAGGTCCCTCAAGTAATTTTACTGCGCCCTGCTCTGTTGCAGCCGAGCTGCCCCACATTCGTTCTTCTTTAGCTGACCTGTGCGATGTAAACAATACTCGAAAGTCGGATAAAAAGGTCTTGTATATTTGAGCCTGATCTTTTCCGGCCTGCGCTGGGTCTTGCTGCATATGAATCGCATAGCCAAGCTCTGATTTCCAGCGTTCTTTATCAAACTCGCCAATCGTTCGGACTCTTGTGCGAACAGCGTGCGGTGTAGCTCGAAACAAGGTGCTATCTAAAATATAAATCTTCCGGTCAACGCCCAACCCTGCGCAAACACCGGCTGTATAGTCTGCCGTCTCCAATTCACTTCCAGCTAAGTCCCACGCTCTGATAACCCATACCAGCTTTGGCAAGTCTTTTTCTTTGACAATCTCATACCACTCGTGCTTAAAGAAGTTTCCTGCTATTGCACGGATATTCCAGTTGCCATGCCAGAGCCTTTCGCGTTCGACAAGCGGTAGTGCTTTAAGGCTTGACAAGTAGCTCGGATCATTCTTCACCAACATCTGATTGTCTTGCAGCCCCGAAACTATAAAAGTAAAACTCTTAATGTCTTCGGGATTTATATTCTCGTGCTTCAATAACTCTTCTCGCGAAGCCCCCCAGATGCGCTCGTCCTCAACCATTGCAAAATAGCGAATAACCCCAGAGCGATCAGGTATTGCAAAACCTGCATCTTCATCTAAATACCATTGAATCCATTTTTTGACCCAGCTATCTGCGTCAGGGTTACAAGTAGCTCGGATCACTGACTTAATCGGGGACTTAGAATCCCTGTTCCGGCTAAACATGTATGTAAATTGCGACTCAGTAAAATGCGTAAGCTCGTCAAAGCCTAAGAATCCACACTGTAATCCCTGATATGTTCTTTTTGTTTTCTCGTATTCAAGATGCGCAAACTTTATCTTAGCGCCAGTATTAAATGTCCACTGCAAATCCTTTTCGCGCGGTTTTGCGCCTGAAGGCAAATATAAGTCTTGCGATTCATCCCAAAGCCCTCCAGGGTCACGGGCTTCGCGCGTTGTACGCCTGAAGATTACTCCGTTATAGTGCTTGTGGGCTACTCCCCCCAACGCTCGATGCAGCAGCCCGTAAGTCTTGCCTCCGCCAGCTCCGCCGCCATATAAGGCTATATCTGCGGTTGTGGCAATGAAGTTATATTGTGGTCCCGGCTGAGGGACATGAACAATATCAGTATCTTTTGCTCCAGATCTTATTGCATCATCGAGAACGCGCTTTGCGAAGCCTTTCGGATACTGATCTGCAATGGCTTTAAATTCAGATAAAAGCATGCAATGACTAGTAGTCATGCCCGAATAGATGCATAGTCACGGTTGTTGCATTTGTGCTCGACTCAATGCTCGCGCTGATTCTGGTTCCTGCTGGCAGCTTCTCGGTTTGAATCACGGCTGGAGCTGCGCCTGACTGTGTCGCGTCTTTAACGGTTTGCGTTGGCGCAAGCAAAACTTCTGACCCTAGATCACCTTTATAGAGGCGTATTAGGTTGATTGAAGTTTTGTCTATGTTTATAATTGAGGCAAAGTGAACATCGTATGTCTCTGCTCGCGCGACTCCTGCCATTATTTCAACAAGTGCACCTTCAACGCCAACATTCCCAGAAAGAACATCAACGCCAACCGAATCTTCAGGATATACCCACTGATTTTTGTGCGCATGGTCTTCGAGCGAATGAACCCGACCTAAAAGCGTTGTTTCATCGTGACTATCAGTTAGCGTGCCTGTTGCAACGCGTATAGTGTTAAGCATTCCTCTTGCTACTGCTGAAAATCCCATGATGCTCCTAAACGTCTCTGAAGTTCGATTCTGCTTACTGAAATATCAAAATATTTCTTATTAAGTTCAATCCCTATAAAATCTCTACTGGTGTTAACACAGGCAATACCAGTTGTGCCAGAACCCATTGCGAAATCGAGTACCGTCTCGCCCTCGTTCGTGTAGGTTTTGATTAGGTACTCCATCAGGGCTACCGGCTTTTGGGTGGGGTGAATTTTCGAGTTATCCCGCCCAAACTCTATCTTATGCAATGGATATCTGGTGCCATTATTTTGGGTATGCCCTCGGCCCTGCGCACCATAGCACTCCGATGATCCAGAGTTGTCCCAGGTACTCTGGTACGGCCTAAACCCAGTTCTCATTTGTGGATTATACATGCATTGCTTGGCGTAAAAAACCACAACGTCTTCGCAGTTTTTAAGAGGCTGCTTTTTGGAGTTTAAATGCCCCGCACCCCGCCCTTTATCCCAAACCCAACAGTATTTAAACATTTTCATATTGCTTGAAATTAACGATGTGGTAAACGGTTGAGTTGAAGTCAAAACAATAGCGCCATTAGATTTTATTATGCGCTTCGACTGCTCCCACATTAGAACAAATGGAATTACGCTATCCCATTTACACTGAGTGATGCCATAAGGCGGATCAGTCAATATTAAATCAACACTACCATCGGGTATGTCTTGCATTACCTCGAGACAATCGCCATGATACAGTTGTATTTGTTTTGCACTCGTTGCCAACTGTGTATCTCCTAGTAGTCTCTGAAGTTCGGCAAGCTCGTACTTACTGGCGGCGTAGGCGGAACGTAAGCGCCTGTTGAGTTAGCGCCCATGTCTGGTTGCCTCATATCAAATGCAATTCCCTCAACATCCATCAGGACGCCAGCACCTGCGCCAGTGTGCTTGCATGGAGACGTTGCTTGCAATGTGAAATCGTCTGAGCCAGGAGTGGTGAATAGCGGATCATCGTCTATTGAATTTGCATCGCCCGAGTCGCCATTACTGTCTGTGAAAGACTGCATGCCCGCAAGAGTAGTGATCGATCCACCATTTATAGACGCAATGCTCGTATTGCCATCAAAGCAGTTATAGTCATTCTGAAAATAATAAAGCCCATTGCCTCCGAGTTGGCTACTGAATACATCGCCAACGCCGCTAAAGATTGTATTCTGAACTTTAACGCTATACCCATCTGTGCCGCGAATCGCATATGTTGTGTTATAAAAAACACAGTTAAGAATTGGAAAGTGGCATATTGTGAGCGGGGCAGTTGGACTTGGAGATTCAGCCAGGATATAGCCTGAATCAGTAAAAACGCAAGAAACGAAAGCCGAAAGCTTTTCGCTACATTCAATAACCGCTGGGATTTTGCAGCCAATAACGCATGAATCAGAGAGGGCGTTTATTGCCTTTGCTGCTGTTCCTGCCATGGTTACGTTAATCAAAAGGCCTTGATTGAGCGAATCAATCCAACCTGGTGGTTGCCCCGCTTCAACCGTCATGGGGCAATTGCGTATTTCCCAGCCTTTGCCATTTCCACCTATACAGCGCTTGCCGGTTGATCTGCTTATTAGTGTTAGGTCTTTTACAGTAACATTATCCACTGCGTTTATATCAATAACATCAACTATACCAGCGCCAGCGTTGTCGATAGTAACTGAATCGCCCGTATTAGCTCTAATGATTAGCCTTGCATTGCGATCTGGCACCATGGCTGGAATGTTGACAGCCTCGACATATGGGCTACCAGCCGCATAGATTACAACCTCTTCGTCAGCGGGGAAAGGGGTTGGATTCGGATTTGCTGCAGACACAGCGTCAATCGCAAGTTGCACAGTTGCGTATGTTTTGCCTGGTCCGACCGTATAAGTTGCCAATTAAAAACTCCTGTGTAAGCCTACGCCCAGATACGGTTTTAATCCCCCGCCGAATTCGTCCATTGCGAATACACCTATATCAAGATTGCTCGTTATATTTCTCGATAGTCCCAGTCCCAGTGCATGTTCTGAAACAGCCGCGTCTAGCGACCAAGGCCCGCGTCTGATAACCTCTGCAGCAATCGACCCGGATGTCCCTTGTAGTGAGGCAATCGTCCCCACTTTTAAGCGATCTCTGACGAATGGTATGCGTTCGAGAGCGGACAAAAGAGTCGGCATCCATGGCGTTATCCCATCTCTACTTTTGTTTTTTTTACATAAGTCTCGATAAGTGCAGAAACTAGAAGCTCTACGCCTTCAATACCTTGCGCTTTGAGGATATCTAGCGCTTTAGCTTTTGCCATTGCAAAAGCCTTTTGAGCCTCTTCTTTGCTGAGCTTGCCGTCTTCTCTCGCAGCCTTGATTGAATCAACATAGGTCTGCATTGTCTCGCCAACGGCAGCTTCAACAGATGCATAAATCCAGCTGATCAAGTTCTCGTCTTTGAACAACTTTGATTGATCTTTAAGCCAGTTGACGCCATGCCTGAGAAGCCAGCAAAGTCCAGCAAGAATAGAAGTTCCAATTGCCACCCAAATCCCTGCAATAATATCCGCGTACATATCATCCCCGCTTCCGGGCTATTTGCCCTAACGCTCTTCAGCTAATCTAAGCATGTTCTCGCAAAAATCGTATGGTGCGACATAAATCCTTGTTGTTATTGATTCTTTGCGCCCGTCCTCAGTTTTATATTCTTGTGTGAAAGAAACCATATTGCCTTCTTTAATTTGATCCATTATTTGCCCGCATAAGTAACGTCTGTAGTTGGCGATCCAGCTGCAACTGCTGCAACATTAAGCCGAATCTGAGAGCATGCAATCTCTCCAGATATCTTGTACGTGCCGTTTGCATCAATCGTAACATCATCAGATACAGCAAAGACGCCTGTATATGTTGGCGAATCACCGAGGGTCTTCTGGATTCGACCTTCGAGCCTGATGGTTAAGTCGCCGCCATAATCCGCGACCGTATAAGCAAATAGCTGCCGAAAATTATCAGGCATCCTAAGCCAAGCAGTTGTTCCTGTGCCTGCTATCTGCTCAAACGTTACGCTTTTTAGCGAGCTAGAAAGTCTTATATTGTTTGTGATACCGCCTTCAGCCATGATTACTCCCTATGCGTGTGTGCATGATGTTGTATAGATTGCAGAGCTTTTTGCCTGATTCGAGCATAAAACTCATTAAGCAGCTGCAATCGTTGCGCCTGCTGTAACGCGCTGGCAAATAATTATTACTTGAGCGTCGCCGCCTGAAGTAAAGTCTTCAGTTGTAGCTTTGACGCTAATCTTCTTGCCTGACTCTAAAAGAACTTGATTGCCAGTCGTAGCCTCTTCTTTGCTCAGTGCTACGTTTGCGCCAAGCAACGCTTCTGCTGCTGTGAAGAATGAGCCTGAGCCAGAAACGTTATTAGAATAGACTTCAAGGACTGCACCGTCACCAGCGCTGTCAAACGCCGTGCTGCCATTCTGAACGATAATGTTATGAATAACTAGATCGCCTGTAGATACGCCAGTAAGGTCAATACCAGCCGCTACGATATCGCTCTGAGTGACGGTCTTCTCTACAATAAAGATGCTGCCAGCGCCAGAATCAATGCCCGCGGCCTGATTGCCAGAACGCGCAGCAAAGGTAGACGATGCGTTGAAGCTGAAGTCCGTACCGCCAGAAGTGACGGTCGTATCAACTAAGATGTGTCCTGTGCCTGCTGCGTCTTCAACAATGCCGCCAGTAGAATAAGTTCCGAATATTTTAACGTCCTGGAACTCAAGTCGGTCGCTTGCTGCGTCAATATGGATTGCGTGTGTTGCATGTGCTGCAGAGGCGTGAGTACGCTGCACCTGATTAATAAACAGCGTGTCATCGTTGCCGCTTGTTAGGTG